AGGGGAATGACGGGCCATGACAATTCCGTCTGAATTCCAGAAGTTTGGCGGTGTTATCCTGTTCGGAATCATACTTCTGATCGCGGTGATTATCATTGAATGGAGGAGTGGGAAATGAAGAAGAAAGCCATTGCTTTGGTTCTTCTGCTCGCTCTGGCCGTCTTCGTGATGGCTGGGTGCGAGTATAAGACCGGAAACCGGATTACCGGCGGGAAGGATGTGCAGACGTTCACGTACGCATACATCCGGCTCGGCGGTGAAGAGATCGTCAATGGGTATATCACTCAATGGCGTGATTATGACGACAGCGATACCGTGCAGGTCATGATCGGCGGGAAATACTACCTTACGCATTACACGAATGTTGTCATGATTGCTGATCCTGAGCAGTGTGCGCTGCAGTATTCGGACCCGGATAACTTTACGAACGAATGAGGAGGAGAAAGACCATGCAGAAACTTTTTATCGTAGGCAATTTGACTGGGGACCCACAGACCCGCACAACCAGTTCAGGAAAAGAGGTTTGCAGTTTTACTGTGGCTGTTAACCGCCGGCAGAAGAAGGCTGACGGGACGGCTGAAGCCGACTTCTTCCGGGTGTCCGCGTGGGAAGGGATGGCGAAGGTTTGCCAGCAGTATCTGGCGAAGGGACGCAAGGTGGCTGTGACCGGGAACGTTAGCGTGAGTACGTATCAGGCACAGGACGGAACCACGCGGGCCAGCATGGACGTGTTTGCCCAGGATGTCGAATTCCTGACGCCTCGTGGAGAGGGACAGAGCCAGAGTGCTCCTGCGACGCCCGCTCCGGCTATGGCTGCCGTGAATATGCCTGACGACCAGTTGCCGTTCTGATCGGTGCCTGCCGGATTAAGCACCGACTGAGATCGGCATCCGGCTTTGGGCACGTTCTGCGCTTGCACGGGGCGAGAAATCCGCTGGCTGTTTACGGCCGGTGCAGTGCCCACAATTAAACACTTATGCGCGGTGGCGGAATAGACGCGAGCCGGACAACCGGCAGCGGGCAGGATAGCGACGTTCCACGGAGTGAATCATGTCAGTAGACGCAGCAACGCTCAGGAGACGGAGATACGGATAAAAACGTAATGGTACTTTCTCCAAGGGTTCGATGCCCAGCAAGCTGTGCAGACGTCGGCACATGCGGGGTGCAAATCCCCGCCCGCGCAAATAAAAGGAGCACTACGATGATTAAAGTATGCGTAACTAAGACAAGCGACTGGAAGTTCGCAGAAGTTCGAAAATATAAAGACCTGGAAGAATGTGTAGAACAATTATTATCCAAAGAAAACTTTTACGATTCTTCGCCGTCCGTGGTTGTTTCTCATCCTGACGACTGCATACCAAAGGAAATGCGCGATTGCGATTATGTTGTTGAGATATATGATTATTGGAGGGAATAATGGCTCAGAAGACAGATAATCGCTCCGTCGGCGGGCGGTTTGAGCAGGAACTGGCCCGGAAACTCGCTGACGCTGGGTTCTGGGTTCATGTGCTCCAGCAGAATAAGGCTGGGCAGCCGGCGGATATTATCGTGGCGTGCCTTGATTATCACACGCTGATTGACTGCAAGGATGTTAGAAGTGGAAATTCTTTCCGGCTGAGTCGCGTGGAAGAAAATCAGAGGCATGCCATGTGGAAGTTTCAAGAACTCGCAGACCATTACTGCTGGTTTGCTATCCAGTTCAGTGACGGTGAAGTGTACATGTTGAGATATGACGTTATCGCAAAATTTATCCACGACGGAGCGTCCAGTATCAGCAGAAAGACAATGGATGAGTTGATTGATGATTGGTTTGTATACAAGATCGACGATTGGATCGACAATTTTGGCGTGAATAATAAGAGGTAATTGCGCATGGCTCAGTACTGCAGATACTGCGCACACTTTGTGACCGGAAACGGAAACTGGTGCGAAAAGAAACAGATTGAACCGTCTGACTCCTACGCTAAGCACACGAATCATTGCGGCGACTTCCTGCTGAATCCCATGGACGCTTACTTTGAGAATGAGCGTGGGTATCAGCCGAGAGCACCAAGGAAGAAGGCGGGAGAGCAAATGAGGTTTGAAATATGACGACGATCATCGGGAACGTTATTACTGTACGGGATCCTACGCCAGAGCTTCGGCAGTACGTGAAGGACCAGCTGGAGCTGCCGAATCCGGAGTACGTGAAGAAGGAGCGGATGGGATTCTGGACGGGCCGGACACCTAAGACGCTGAGACTGTATGAGTGGAACGGGAACGCGTTGGTGCTGCCGTTTGGACTGTGCAGAGAGCTGATGCCTCTGCTGCAGGCTGGGAAGATCTGGAACACATTCACCGGCGGGACGGACGTTGACTACGGGAAGCCTATTCCGCTTTACGAGTATCAGTCGCTTGCGGTGGCAAATATGGTGGCGAGGACTTATGGGATTCTGAAGAGCCCAGCCGGGTCCGGGAAGACCCAGTGTGGTTTGGCGATTATTCAGGCGTTTGGGAAGAAGGCTTTGTGGCTGTGTCATACGGCTGATCTGCTGAACCAGAGTAAGGAACGGGCTGAGATGTACATGCCGAAGAGCCTGATGGGTACCATTACGGAAGGAAAGGTCAACATCGGGACGGGCATTACTTTCGCGACGGTACAGACCATGTGTAATATCGACCTGGAGCGGTACAGGCATGAGTGGGATGTGATTATAGTTGATGAGTGCCATGCTCTGTCTATGTCTGCTACGACGGTCACTCGATACCAGAAGGTTCTGAACAATCTTTCCGCAAGACATGTCATAGGCCTTACTGCAACCCCCTATCGAAGCGACGGTCTCGAAAAAGCCATGTTTGCATTAATCGGACAGGTTGTATATGAGGTTCCGGAAGAAGCCGTAAAGGATAAAATCATGAAGGTAACTGTGCGGAGAGTCGATACAGAAGCCAAAATAACAGACGACTGTCTGAACGTAGATGGAACCATTGACTTTACCGGATTGATTTCTCACCTGACGACAGACCCAGACCGGAACAGACTGATTGCTGACTATGTCGTAAAAAACGCAGGCCACAGTTGCATCGTTCTTTCAGACAGGATCAATCAGTTAGAACTTATTTACGGCCTCCTCCCGGATGAGCTAAAGGAAAAGGCAGCGATCATTACTGGCAAGATGACAAGTAAGAAGGACAAAGCGCTGCGTCAGGAAGCTATCGAAAAAATGCGAACAGGAGAGCTAAAAATACTTATGGCAAGCTACAAGCTTTGCCGCGAGGGCCTCGACATTCCTGTTCTTGACCGGCTGTTCATGGCATCTCCGGTGAAGTTTGTATCGGTCGTGGTGCAGAGCATCGGGCGGATCGCCAGAACGGCGGAAGGGAAGGAACCGCCTGTGTGCTATGACTTTGTGGATAGAAACATCGGATACTGCGAGCGTGCTTACAAGGAACGGAAAAGATCGTACAGAAAGGTTGGTGCGGTGATCGATGAATGAGAATGGAAAGAATGAAGAGATGAACGGAATGAACGATTTCATGCGCGGAATCCTGGAAGAGTTTGCACGGAAACCTGACAAAAAGGACTCGTTCGCAGAAGTTGCTGAGGCCATGTACGGTCAATATCAGGCTTTCAAGGCGGCCGGCTTTGACGATGATCAGGCCTTCAAGCTCACCGGCTTTATATTGACCAGCATCATCGCGAGGACATAAGGAGGACGGCGGGATGGGTGAGAGAGGTATAAGTCAGGTCATTGAGGACACATTGTCCCGGCTGCTCGTGGCGTTTATTTTCCTTCGGGTGGCCGGGACGATTCAGTGGGACTGGGTTTGGGTGCTGGCGCCTGCGTGGATCCCGGTGGCGTTGGTTGTGCTGCTGATCGTGGCCGGGAAAATCGCCGGCATTGAGCTTGTAGAAGTTGACGACGACGAGGATGACAAGGATGGCAAAGGCTGACTATGCCGCTTTTACGGACATTATCCGGAGCAGGGTTTCCGCAGACGAGCTTGGCCGGGACTTCGGGCTGAAGATCGGACGAGACGGGCGGTGTCCATGCGTTTTCTGCGACGGGCAGCGGGAGGATACGCTTAGGCTGTATCCTGAGGACCGTGGGTATTACTGTTTCAGGTGCCACGAGAAGGGCGACGTGATTACGCTCTATCAGAAACTGACCGGATGCGGATTCCGGCAGGCTATTGAGGGGCTGAATGACCAGTATGGGCTTGGACTGCCTCTGACAGGGAGCGATCCTGACGCGGAGAGGCGGGCCAGGGAGAATGCGGAGAAACGCAGGGCTGAGCGGAAAGCGAAAGAGGAACAGCAGGCGGAACTGCTGGAAAAGTACTGGGACGCGGCAGACGCTGTGCAGATCATGGAGCAGAACCGGGTTGAGTGCGCCCCGAAGGATGAGCATGAGCTGTGGAAACAGCGGTTTGTCGTTTCCTTGCGGTACCTGGACGAGATGCGAGACCTGCGGGACCGGCTTTTTGACGAGCTGCACAAGGATGATATTTTTTCACTTCCAAAATAGCACGTTTCGTGTTATGATTAGCACCTAACGAATTTGAACCCATGGACAAGGCGGTGAGCACCGATGAGTACTGAGCAAAATGAAGAAGTAAAGCGGCTTTTACTCAAGGCTGAGATGGATCTTGAGCAGGCTGCTGACTTTGAGGCAACGCACAAGAAAGCTTTCCGCGTTGCCTTTGACTATCTGCACGCTTGTTTCCCGCCCACGAGGAGCGAGGAGTACTGGGAAGCGGCTGTACGGAAGATGGTCAAGCTTGTGGATGACAATCAGGACAATCTGCTGGTGAAGAATCTGTGTCTTGGTGTGTATGACTATCTTGGCGAGATCGTGAAGGACTTGCCTGTAGAACAAAAGGAGGATGAGGGAACAAATGATCTTGGAAAATGCGTCGGTTGAAATTCTGGAAGACATCCACAACCCTGAGGTTGCACTCGGAATCATGAAGAAGATTGAACTGATTGGGCGCTCCTGCTATGTGAGTGAGGAAAGCATCACGGAAGACTCCTGCAGGGGATTTATTAAGAGGCTCATCAGCAGACAGCACGAAGCCATGCTGGAACATGCGAGTCTTACGGTTAAGTTTATTGTTGACCGTGGCGTCAGTCACGAAATCGTTAGACACAGGGTTGCGTCTTTTGCGCAGGAAAGCACACGTTATTGCAATTACAGCAAGGGAAAGTTCGGCGGGGAGATTACCGTCATCCAGCCATGTTTTTTGAAGGTTGGGTCAAATGAATGGGCTGCGTGGTATGACGGATGCAAAGCAGCAGAAGAAGCATATTTCGACATGCTGAAAGCTGGACGGACGCCACAGGAAGCCCGGGACGTTCTGCCCACAAGCCTGAAAACTACGTTGTGGATGACGGCAAACATCCGGGAGTGGCGTCATTTCCTGAAACTTCGGGCAGCCGGCACAACCGGAGCGCCTCATCCGCAGATGGTTGAGGTTGCTATGCCGTTGCTCCTGGAACTGCGGGAAGCTTTACCGGAATTATTCGGAGATATCGAGGTGAAATGATGAAAATAATATGTCCAAACTGCAACCATGATGACGTTTTGCTTGAAGATATGCAGGTTGGAGTGCCTGTAACCTGCGTGTGCAATACGTGTAAACATCGTTTTGAACTCCATCCTTACATGATTGACAGCACTGATGGAGCGCTCAAAATTCTCCCTGTAGGCAAAGGCAAAGCAGACGGAAAAGGCGACCCTGTCAACGCTCCGTCTCATTACACCGGAAAGATTGAATGCATCGACTACCTCCGGGACAAGCTCACAAAGGAAGAATTCACCGGATTCTGCATGGGAAATGTTCTTAAGTACTCCAGCAGATGGCGGAAAAAAGACGGGGTGCAGGACCTGAAGAAGGCGAAGGTCTATCTGGACTGGGCTATCGAGAACGAGGAGCAAGAATGAATGCTATTCGCAAATATGCAGGAAGGGAGGTTGTGACGTGTGTATGAGGAAATTGCCCCCCAAGCAACGACCCTGATTCCTGAGTGGACATATGAGGATTTCGCCGGGGAAGAACCTTATCGGTTTCTGTTTTCTAACAGGGATAATAAATTCTTGCTCCAGCGGATGATCGAGGCCGGGAAAAAACGGGCTAAAGAAGTAAAGTTCTCCGGATTCATCGCGATGTGGAACGCGTTTGTTAAGACAAACATCCAGCAGGGCAGCAGTATCCTTGGCGAGTCTGATACGCTCTTTCCCGGGCAGCCTGTACAGCTTCGGTGTGGACCGTATACATGTGACGAGCATGGCGTACACAGGTTTTCCGAGATGACCGGGGACATTGAGGTGATTTCTCATCCGATCATGCCTGTCAAGCGGGTGACAAACATCGAAACGTTCGAGGCGAAAACGGAAATTGCTTTCCAGCGCGGGAACGACCAATGGAAGACGGTCACTGTATCAAGGAAAAAGCTTGCCTCCGCTCAGCGCATTGTTGATCTTGCTGAACTTGACGTGAACGTGAACTCCGAGAATGCCAGAGAGCTTGTAAAGTTTCTGGGTGACATTGAGAGCCGAAATTACAACGAGCTCCCGCGCCAGAAAAGTGTAGGGCATATGGGTTGGCTTCCGGATGGTCAGTTTATGCCGTATGTGAGCGACATCACCTACGACGGGGAATCCGCAGAGCTTACTAAAGTGTACAACGAGCTCAAGCCGACTGGATCCAAAGACGAGTGGTTCCGCATTGCCAGGGCTGTGCGCTCAGGAGACAGCGTTCCTGCCAGAATCGCTCTGGCTGCAGGTTTCGCCGCTCCGCTGATCCGCAAGTTTAACATGCTCCCGTTCTTTGTTCACATCTGGGGGGAGAAGGGATGCGGAAAGACCGTAGCGCTCATGCTGGCCGCCAGTATCTGGGGCAATCCTGAGGTTGGCGGTTTCGTCAAGAGCTTTAACGGCACAAGGGTATCCTTTGAGACACATGCCGCTTTCTGCGGGAATCTTCCGGTCTGCATTGATGAGCTCCAGGTGGCAAACGACAGCAGAAAGAACTTTGATGAGATTATCTATATGCTGTGCGAGGGAGCCAGCAGAAGCCGTGGCACCCGGGACGGCGGGATGCAGGTCCAGCGGAGATGGTCAACCTGTATGATCACGACCGGAGAGATGCCTATCATTCAGAGCAATTCCGGCGGTGGTGCTGCGGTCCGTACCATCGAGGTCAATTACAAGTATCAGCCATTGTTCGGGACGGATGAGAAGGCCAGAGAAGCCGCGTCTGTGTTGAAGATGAATTACGGATGGGCAGGGAAGCGGTTTATTGAAGCTGTACAGCAGCCTGAGCTCATGGAGATCCTCGAGACTACGCAGAAAAAGTACTTTGCTGATCTTTCCGAGAACGTTGATGCTAAGCAGGTGCTGGCCGCATCCATCGTGCTGGCTGCGGACCGGCTTGCTGCGGCGGCCGTGTTTGGGGATGAGCTCTACCTTAAACCTGACGATATCAGGGAGTTCCTGCTGAGCAAAACGGATTCAGACGTCAATCTGCGGTGCTATAACTGGCTTATGGGCGTTATCGGCACTAATCCAAGGCGTTTCGACCCGGAAGATCAGCAAAACGGCGAGCAGTGGGGCGTGATTGACGAGCAGGACAACCGGGTGTACATCATCCGGAGCGTTTTTGACAGGCTCCTTAGGCAGGAAGGGTACAGTCCTGGCGCTTTCCTGGACTGGTCGAACAAAAACGGTCTGCTCAAGCGGGATTCTGCGCATGGAAATGTCCGGCTGACTACTCGAAAGCGGTTTAATGGCGTCCTGACCGCGTGCGTCGCTGTGAAGTTAGAGTTGGACAACACCATGACACAAGTGGAGGTGGATGACATGCCATTTTAGCGTTTTTGTGCACGTCCGTGTACGTTCAAAAAACGGTGTGTACACAAAAATGAACCCTGGAGGACTTGAAAAATAATGGGTGTGTACGTTGTGCACGTTGTGCACGTCGAAAAAAGGGTAGGTATCTTTAAGGTGGATAGACCTATTAAATATGATAGACATAAGCGCTACGCGCGTAAGACCATATAAAGTGAACGTGCACAGCGTACACAACGTGCACAAGCCTTATAAATCAACGCCTCAGGCGTGTACGTTCTGTGCACGTTGTGCACGTTTGATACAAAAATGACAAGAAAGGAGAAAGAAATGATAATCTATGCCATTTTAGCCTCTTTGTGCACGTTAGTGTACGCTCAAAAACGCCTGTGCGCACAGAAAGTGAGGTCTGGAAGCGTTGAAAAATAAGGATTGTGAACAAATGAACGTCTGTGCACGTTCAAAATATGATAGAGCTTTTAAGGGGGTGACTGTTTTTTTGAATGGTAGACCTAAGCGCTACGCGCGTAAGCTTATATATATTTAACGTACACAGGGTACACAACGTACACAATCCTTATAAATCAACGTTTCAAGCGTGTACACTCCGTGTACGTTGTGCACAGTTTGAACAGTTTTAACCATGAAAGGATGTGATTTTATGTTTTTCACGATCGACACCCGGGATCTGCAGGACGGCGTCACCGCTGTGGCTCGTGCCCTCGCTCCCAAACCTATGACATCATCACTTGAGGGTATCCACGCAGTATCCGACGGAAACACGCTCACCATGACCGGATCAGACGGGCAGCTCACTATCCACTGGACCGGCGAGGCATCCGTAGCTGAGCAGGGCGACATTATCCTTCCCGGAAAGATCCTCGCTGAGCTTGTGCGTAAGCTCCCCAGCGCCACCGTCGCCATCAAAACGGACAGCACCTCAGTATCCATCGTCAGCGGTAAGTCTCGCAGCAGAATGTCCACTATCTCCGGAACATATCCGGACGAGCATCAACCAACTGACCCGGCCGTCACCACCACCACGGCATCAGTACTCCGGGACCTGATCACCCATTGTCAATCCTGTATCTCTACACTTGAGACCCGGCCCATACTCACCGGCGCCTTGCTCACAGCGTCAGACGAAACGGGCCTGACCATGGTGGCACTCGACGGATTCCGTCTGGCCCTAAAGACTATCCACCAGCAGACCGGAGCAACTCCCGCCCGGGCCGTCATCCCCCGCAAGGCCCTGCAGGAACTGGCACGGATCCTTCCATCCGATGATTCCATCGTAACCATCTCCATCGGCGGCGGCATAGCACGTTTCACCTGCGACAACATCCAATTGTCCACAACGCTTCTATCCGGCGAGTATGTAGACTATCAGAAACTTCTACCCACCTCCTACGCCACGTCAATCCGGACAGACCGCACTCAGCTTCAGGACGCCATCGACCGCGCCGGACTCATGGCGAAAGCGGCGGGACAAAACGGGCTGATTCGTTTCGATATCTCCGGCGACATCCTGTCCATATCCTCCCAGGCGGAAGCGGGCAGCGTATCAGAACAGGTCGATATCCTCCACCAAGGAAACGACATCAAGATTGCTTTCAACGTGTCATACATATCCGATGCCATCCGCTCCGCTCCAGGAGATACCGTCACTCTCAACTTCAACACGCCGTCAACGCCCGTCACTATCACGCCAGAAGAAGGGCACGACTGGATGTACCTGGTGCTTCCCGTCAGAATATTCTAAACACGAAAGGAGATGATGCTACATGACTCAACAGTGGTGGCGTACACTCGCCCGCCATCTGTGGCGTACATACTTTGTACTGGTCGATACAGGCACCCAGTATGATACGCCCGTAAACGAGAGAAAGTATGCAGTCTGTCACAAGGCATACATGAACCGCTCAGCCCGGGACCGTGAAATAATCCGAGCATTCTACACGACTAAATGGGGCGATAGTGTCTACGCGGTAGAAGACTACTCAGCACGGACCGGGATCCCTACACCCACCATCTACGGCGTGTTGCTATCTGCTAATAGGGCTGTCATCGAAGAGCTCGGACTGATCGAACCGGAGAGGAGGTGAGAACATGAGCAAAACGGAACTGTCCCAGGAACAGGTCCAGGATATTGTCAAGAAAAAACGAAACCGCCCCGACCTTGCCAATTTCGGACAGGAATATATCGAACCTGGCGACAATACAAAGTACATCTCTTTCGCACTCGAAACTTTCAACGCGCCACGTATCGATATCAACAACCCAACCGAGGTTAAAGAACGCATAGAATGGTACCTAAAACGCTGCCAGACGGCCGACATGAAACCTGGTGTAGTCGGTCTCGCAAACGCTCTGGGCGTGTCCAGAAAAACACTCTGGGCATGGAAAGCGGGTACTGTTGGGAAGACGATAAACGATGAATCGATAGACTTGATAAAAAAGGCGTATGATTTTCTCGAAGAATTGTGGGAAGATTACATGATGAATGGCAAGGTTTCGCCACCAAACGGGATCTTCCTTGGAAAGAATCATTACAACTATGTCGATCAGTCAGAAGTGGTCGTCACTCCAAATACTCCCCTGGACAATCTCGACTCGTCTGAAGCGAGAAAGCGACTGACCGAAGCAATACCGGACGATGACTAAGCGAAACAACCCCCGCCTGAATGATGGCAGGGGTTTTATTTGTGTACTATGTGTACTTTTAAATAAATATATCTATATCTATAACGCGTCAGGTTGCTTTCTACCCTTGGCAAAACGACGGACACAGGAGCAAATAGCGCTGGTTGCCACAAAAACGGTGCTGTCGCCTCGTCTGGCGGTGGCGTTGTGTGTTTGTCAATTCGAACAGCAGAACGCCTGAGAGGTGGCAAAGAATCGCAAATAGAGCTATGCGTATTATTAGCCAGCACAAAACGAGTTGATCAGCGCATTGATAGACGGCCCTGGCTTGCGATCTGAGGCGGGGCATGCTGCGCGGACGGACTACGGCTTATCCGGGATAGATGGCGAGCGAGAAGGGGCAAAACGAGCGGAAAGAGACGGGGGTATCCGGACAAGCGGACCAGACGGCGGAGGAGCAAGCGGATTTGTCTGATATGGTATGGACGAGACGGGCAAAACGGCCGAAAAATGCCAACTATTCGTTAAACCATTGTTTCACGCACAGTTGAAAACGCAATTTTTGTCTGATGTGGTTAGCTATATGGAGACCATATTATACTTGCTACGGCAAAAACGGGGTAAATTTGGCACTTGCAAGGCGAATTATTACGGGGATTTAATAATTCAGACGGGGCAAAACGGGCATAAAAAAACCGCCCCAGGCGGGGCGGCATGATGTCGTCATGAGTAAACCGGGACCGGGCAATCAGTGAAGGATCCTTCCTGATAGACGTCCCAAATTGATTCGATGGCGGCCCGACCATCGTCGGACAAGCCGGAAGGATCTGAAGCGTCGATGGCATATTCTCCCAGGGCGTCGTGTTCTTCCCTGATGCGATCGTCCAGGAAGGCGGCGATATCCTCCCAATTGTCCGGGCAATGCGTGCCGAAACGGTCCTTAGTGATAAAGCGAGTTTCTTTCATGGTTTACCCCTTTCTCCCGGTGAATAGCCGCCCCGGGACGGCATGAATTATCAGAAGTCGCGAATCTCGTCAACGCAAACGGGGTTGCTTGTGCTCTTGTCAATGACGGCGATGAGTGTATCCGGATAATCTGCGAGCTGAGCGCGTGCCATCTGGACAGCTTCGTCTCGGTCATAGCTGCCAGTACTCCAGTCGTCGGACGGATCCTGCTGAACAGCGTACCAAAGCAGGCCAGCGCTGGCATCAGGGGAAAGCTTGTCCTCCTGGCCGTCATCATACCAGAAAACGAGCTGTGAGCGATCGATACCGGCGGCGGAGGCCTGTTTTAGAATCTCCTGTTTCAGGAAGAGATATCCATAATCATCACTGGCCCCTTCTGGAACCTCAATCTCTGCGTAAATATCCGGGTGCAGCTCCGGGCAGCACATGAAGTTAACGCCACCGGAAACGTGCAACCCTTGCCCTGCTTCGAAACTGAAAGAATACTTTTTCATTTTTTTGTCCTCCTCTTTTTTGATCATTATACCATGGTTGTCAATCCGGCCCGGTGCCGGTCACAAGGGGCGAGCATGCGCCCCCTGATGAGCGATACCGGAGCGGGCTTATGATGCT